TGTACGGAACAATTAAATCATCTGCTGGAACAAACTTTGATACTGCTCTTTGTTCCATTTCATCGTAGTATACTTTTTTAAATGTACTACCTGAAAGAGGTAAATGAAATAACATAGAATCAAACTCGGGTTCATATTCTTTCATCTGATCCATGATTTGATAATTCATAAAATCTTTTACACGTGATGCCTGTTGAACTTTCTCTGGAGTTTGTAATCCAATGATTTGTGTTCTAACTGGTCCATCTGCTGGAAGTAATTCTTTATAGGCTAATGCTTGAAACTGTGTAACAGCTTCTGCAAGAACTGGGTGAGTTGCGCCTGATGCACCACTAAATGGTTCTGTTCTGTTATCGTATTTAAAACCTAAAAGGTCTAGTCCTTGTGTGTAAGTTTTTTCCCAATCTTTTCTACTTGAAACATATTCTTGATATTTATTTGTTAAGTTAGACGACAGTCTACCTAATACATCATCAGGCAAAAAGTCTGCAAGATTTGCATAATGCTCATCACCACCTTCAGGCGATGCTGCAGCAGGATCTAAATTAATATCAACCGAACCATCTTCATTCTCTGTGACTTCTACATCATCAGGAGATTGTTGTTCTTCAGTTACTTCTTCAACTAACTGTTCTTGAACTTCTTCTTCGCCAGGTACATTAAATTCTTTTCGAGGCTCGTTTGGAAGTGCCTTGTCTATATTGTCTGCCATTTATTTTTTCTCCAGATTGTTTGACTGTTGTAACAGTATTATACTTAATATTCAAGCCCTGAGGCAGGGGTCCGGACTCAGGGGGTAGTAGGTGTTTCTTTGGATACTTATTCGTCATAAGTGTATTTTCGCATGTTTTCTAAATCTATGTCATCTATAAATTCTTCTACGTCTTTTAACTTGCCTTCTGCATCAGGTCTCACGCTTGCTTCGTTATAAGTCACGCCTCCGGTCTCAGGGTCTACTTCTAATTCAATTTCATTTTCTCTATAACCAGGTCTATCTGGATCATCTACTTCTCTAAGTGTTATTTTATTACCTTTTTCTTTAACAATAAAATCATCTGCTTTATAAACATGTTCAAATTCATCTACTTTATTACCTGTAAAATATTTCATTCCTTTTTCTACAGCTCTTGCTTTAACTTTAGCTACAAGATCAAATATAAAATCAGGAATACCTTTTGCAGATTCAACTACTGCCGGAGCAACTTTAACTGCAGGTTTAAAAAATTTTCCAACAATAGGTAGTGATGCAAGGCCCGCTGCTACTTTCATAAACTTTCTTTTACTTGGATCTTCGGGTCCGTCTGCATAACCTACACGTCCTCCAACTGAATATAGTCCTAACAATCTAAGTATTTCTGCAAGGCCTTCATATCCTATTTCAGTTCCTATTAATTTTGGATTTTCTAAAAGAGCTTCTAGAGTTGAGTCTTTGTATTTTTTACCTAAACTTTTTATACCTCCTGCTAAATAACCTCCCTTTAAATTTTGTCTAGACACTATCCCACCGTCTTCAAAATTTTTTTTTAATTTTAACAATTTAAATGGTCCAGGTAATTTACTTCCTAATCCAAGTAAGTCAGATGTAGGTATTTTTATTTTTAAATTTTTTATTTGGTCCATAAGACTTTTTTGCGTAAGGTTTTCTAATTTCTGAGGAGTTCCTCTTTTACCCGCTAACGATTTTGAATCGTCAACACCAACTCTTGTAACATTCATTCTGATAGGTGTTCCATATTCATCTGTAATAGGATCTAATCTATTAAATCCAATATAATTTTGATATTTTTTAGGAAGTCTTATTTTTACACTTTCAATTATTTGTTCAGCATTTTTATTTAATTCATCTACTCTGTCGAGATATCCAGGTGCTTGATTATTTAATTGATTACTAATTGCATCTGCGATGTCATTTAATTTTGTATTGTATGGTGCCAGTGCAGAGTTCATCTGTTTATTAATAAATGCTACATCTTTTGTAGTTAAATCCACTTCTCCACCAATAGGCATAATGTGATGAAAAGGAATTTGATCTGTTCCTCTAAAAGTTTTACCACCTTGAGTAATAGATAATCTTCTTTTTCTTTTTTCTTTTACAATATTTGGATCAGCTTTTTTAAATTTTAAATTTAAATTTTTAGTTAAAAAATTATTTATTTTTTCTACTCTGGATATATCTCCTGAAGAACTTGAGCCAAAGTATTTTTCAGCAAGTTTAGTATTAGTCAATCCTTTTTGTCCTAATTTACCTGAATATTTTTCTTTTAAATCTTTTATATAATTTTCTTCCATTTCTTTATTAGGCCATCTAACACCTATTACATCTCTACCTTTACTTCTAAATTCTTTACCTTTACCTCTAATCTTGGTTTCTACTATTGGTAAATCTGATTTTTTTTGTTTATATATTTCTTTTCTTGTTTCAGTTGCTTTAGCTGCACTTTCTTCTTTAGTTTGTAATTTTAAATCTGGAAAATTTCTTTGTATTTGTCCTCTAACGGTTGCGGGGGCTATCTCAAATTTTTTACCAATCTCGTAAGTATTGACAGTGGTTCCAGGTTCTAAATTTTTTAAATATTCTACAGCTTCAGGAGATGAAAATCCTGTTCTTGATCCAAGGTCTTTTCCTTCTATTACACCACCACCTATTGCAAAGTCTTCTCTATCTTCAATACCTGGTAACTCTTGACCGTAGTTCTCTCTTGCAAAATCTACCAGCTGTTTTTTTCTTTCTCTTAAATATTTTATACCCTCTTGAGGTTCTATGGCTCCGGCATCGACAGCTTTATCTAAAACACTTTGTATTTTTAAAAGCATTTCATCTTTTGGAAAGCCACCAATAAGACCTTTTATAAAATCATCTACTTCTAGTTTAAATACTTTTTCAGTATAAGGTTTTTGTTTTGGGATGATCTGTTCTTGAGCTGGTTTATTGGGTGGTCTTACGAGATCAGCTTTTGCTAATTTAAATTTTCCGATCTCCATGTTACATTCCCATTAAATATTGTAGACCGCCTTCAGCATTCTTTTTTCTTCTAATGTATTTATCAAATTCTTTTTGAAATTGTAATGTATCACCAAACTCAGCTAACAATCTATCGTAAGCTTCTGGATCTAATCTTCTGTTCTCTAACATTTTAATTAATCGACCTGCTGTGTCTTTATCCATGTTTACCATCTCATCTGCAAAGGCTTCATCTAATTCTGGAAACTTAGCCATTAGTTTTTCTTTACTTAATTTAAAACCTTCTGGCACTGGTGGTACATCTAAAATTTCTCTTTCAGGTTTTTTTAGTTCTCTTTGCATATCTCTTTTCATAGATTTTTCCATGTCTCTAATAAAGCCGCCTTCAATCTGATCTTTAATAATAGCATCCATTTCTTTGTTTGCATCAGCTTCTGTTTTATTTAATTGTCTCATTTGAAAATCAAAAACTGCTTTACGGTCTTCGTCGTATTTTGCTTTGTTTGGATCTACTTTTAATTTACCTTTTTTAACAAAATCTTCTGCGGTGCCCATTGTGTCTTTACCAAATTTTTTATTAATACCTTTTACTAAAGCTTGAATACCTTTTGGTAAACTTCCAATATTAAAATTAGTTCTATTAAATCCACCCATTGCATTTGGTTCTCTATCTGTTGGATCAAAATCTTTTAATTGTTTTTCTTGATCAACTTCTTTTTTAATTTGTTCTAATTCTTCATTAGAAATACCTTTAGGTGCATTGGGATCTCTTTTAATATTAAACATTCCTGTTTGTTCTAAAATCTCATCCATACTTTTTGTCGCTTTACCCATGCTTTCAATTTCAATCATTTCTTCTGCGACGTTCTTAACATCCATTAATGCATCTGCTCCAAATTCTTGTACAAAAAAATCTATTGGATCTGCTTTATCTGGTACTTGAATTCCTGACCTATCTAAAATTTTTCTAACGGCAGTTCTAGTTAATCCTACGGTTAAATCCATTCCAGGTTGTTTCATAGTCTTTAAAGTTTCAATGCCTTTTTCCAATCTCTGCATTAACGGAGATGTCTCAGGTTTTGGTTTGTACATTTGATCAATCTCTTTTTGTATCTCTGTGATTCTATTACTAGCTCCTTCAATTTTATTCTTAGATGCTTCTATTTGATCCATAATGGACCCTGAGGCCTGAGCCGTTTCATCTTTTTTCTTTGGAGCGTTTTTAATAGATGTAATTCCACCTTCACCTGGTTTAGGTGTTTTGTCTATAGGTCTTTTGAATACTTGTTCGATCTGTCTTTTAAATAAATCATTAATTTCACCAAACTCTCTTTTTGCAAAGTCCATTGCTTCATTAATAGTTTTAACCGCACCTTTATTGTACAAGTTACGAAGTGCCATTAAAAATCTAAGTCTTGGATCCATTAGTAATATGTCCTTTGTTTCTGTGGCATTGGTTCATCCTCATAGTCTTCTGGGTGTTGAATCAAACCACCTTGTCTAAATCTCATCACTGCCTGAGTCATCGAGTCCACCAAATCATCGTGGTCTCCATATGGAAATGCAGCGCACTCTTCAATGACTTCTTGTGCGAACTCCATCTCTTTAGGAGCGTATATACGTCCTGACTCAAACAACGGCGAAACGCTGTTTACCCTCGTATGTTTATCATTACCTTTAGAGGGAGTGTAATTTATAACAGGTATCCCTGCTTTTCGCAACTCATATGTTAATGGAAGCCCTGAAGCTTTTCCTTCAATGATCACTGTTTCCGGATTCCAGTAGCCGTACTGATCTAATGCAATACGACGAAGTTCTGGAAACTCGTACCTTCCTTTTAATGCATCTACTAATATTAAACATTGGCCACTATCTTCAGATGGTGTAAATACTCCCCAGGTAGTAATAGCAGAGTAATCCGCTGTCTCCTTTTTCATGAACGCTGTATCATAAGATTGTATCACATGTTCTAGTGGAGGAAGACCATCTGATTCCCAGTCCTGCCACCATTCACGTTTGATTAATGCTCCTTCTTCCCCGGTTGGATTCTGCATGTATTGTGCATTCCATTTTGAAAGGGGGATAGAAGCTCTGACTGATTCAAGGTCTTTTATGTTCCAATATTCAGGCCACAGGGGTTTACCAGTTGGAAGGATTGCAGGAAATTCTATGACTTCCCATTGATCCGCCTTAGGTTCTTTTTGTGATCTAATCAATCGTCCTGCTAAATCTTTTTCATTCCATCTAGTCATTACAATTACAATTGTTCCACCAGGTTGAAGACGTTGACGTGGACCAGATGTATACCACTCGTAAGTTCTATCTAACGCTTGTGCATTCATTGCATCTTGTTCAGTGTGCGGGTCATCAATAATTAATAGGTCAGCACCCCTTCCTGTAATTGCAGATCCAACACCGGCAGCATAATATTCACCACCTTGTTGGGTTTCCCATTTACCAGCAGCTTGACTATCTTCTTTTAATCTTGTTTGAAATACTTCTTTGTATTCTGGAGAATCCATAAGTTGTTTTGCTTTACGACCAAACCTCACAGATAATTCAGTTGTGTTAGTTGATTGAATAATTTTTAATTTAGGATTACGACCTACCATCCACGCAGGTAAAAGATAACTGGCAAACTCAGACTTAGTATGTCTAGGTGCCATGTTAATTATAACACGTTTAACTTTACCAGTTGCAATGTCATTAAATTTTTTAGCAACTTGTTTGTGATGTGATCCTTCAATAAAATCTGGCCATACATGTTTAACAAATGCCATGAAATCATTTTTAATGTCAGCTTGTTTTTTCTTTTCTTTCCACTTAGCCATCACAAGAGATAATTCTCTTTTTACATCAGGTGGTAGCTTTTCAAACTTTTTTAACTTTTCTATGTCTATCTTCATAATGTCATTCGAAAAAATTTTCTAAAAAATTTTTATACATACGTTTTTAACCCCGATAAGTATTTTATGCCTTTAAGTATCTAAAACTCCGCAAAATGTCGCACCTATAGGGACCCCTTTTTGTACATGTATAATTGATTATATATAAAATTGCAAATTTTGGATTAGGCCTGGTACCTCTATCCTAACTAGTGAACCCGGGGCGCCTGTCCCCGGGTTCATGATGCCTAGTCTAACAGAACCATGTAAGCCTCAGCATTATGCTGTCTGAAGTAATTAATATCCTTACGCACTTTATCCCAAAGCTTTGATGTACCGTCAACACCTGCTGCTTTGTCTTCTAGTGTAGCTGCTAACTCATTAATGAATATTCTATCATGAATGATAGACTCTTCCTTTGTTAACATAATAGATTGACCTGTAAATCTATTCTTTCTTTCTTCAGTCTTGTTATCTTTTAGTTCCATGCTGACCTCACTACTCCACCATTTGTGGCTTTGTTCAATGCCTCAAGATACTCGGTCTCTGTAAGTTTAAGAACCTCTAAACAAAACATATGTTTAGTTCCCTGGTCTGCACCTGGAGACGCCAGGTATCCTGGCACCTGGTCCAATAGTTCTTGACGCTTTGCGCCACCTGGTAAGTATTCTGCTTTAATTGATTTCATATTTTCCTTTCTGTTAATAGGATAATCCTATTCTATTAACTGTCCATTGTCAACCCTTTGAATAGAATATTCTGGTCCCCACCTAGACTCATCATTCTTGACCTTGGCATAACCATGGCTCTCTCGTCTGTGTCTGATGAACTCAATCGGTCGACCATGTTCAACATTTTCCATGTTCAATGATAACCAACTAAATTTACATGATTGACTACAAAAATATTTATCTGAGTCTGGTGCTTGCCACCCCCATTGATTTGGTCCTTGGTCCATTGTAGCATATGCATATCGTCCACGAATTACTCCTCTAGATTTTAGAAATCTATCTGTTGTAACTTGTTCATGACATGTTGGTCCTTGGCAAAAATGTTTATTTGGCATTGTTGTCCTTTCTTATTTTTTCATTTTGTTCATCAATAAAATCTTGTGTGCCATTGGCTAACCAACAACCCACACAAATTATCATCGCTATTCCAAACATTAATATAAATCCTAATATCATGCTACTACCACCATTCCCATTATCAAACCAAAAAATGTAACGATACAATAAAATTCAAAACTAGTCATTCCAACTCCTTTTCATTCTTCTCATCTCAGAATATAATTCGCCCATTTGCAACTTATCGCAAGACTTAATCCAATTAATTAATTCCTCACGCATTGCTTTTTGTTCTTCATGTGCTTTCGCTTTGTTATTGTCAATCACTTCAAAATGTTCTTCTTTTAATTCAGCCATTATATATCACTCCATATTCTTAATGCTATTAAACTAAAAATTGTTCCTAATAAAAACCACTCCATTAGTACCTCACTTTCCAACTGCCACTTGCAGTTCTATATCCTTTTTTATCTAAATCAAAATAAGTGATTAATGCAGTTCCGACTTTACTAGTCCAATATCTGCACTTGTCATCAAACTTACCAAATCTAGTTACTTCCTCGCCATTGGCTTTTGTGAATGTTATTCTAAATGTTTTATCTTTTATCATATTTACCTTTCTGTTATGGGACTATCTTATAGGATAGTCCCAAGATTGTCAAACTTAATTTAGACTTTCTTCGTATTTTTTTCTAGCCAATATTTTAGCCTCTCTTGATTGATGTTTATTTTTTAACCCTTTAATCATACTTGCAAGGTTGCTCGGATTATAGATAGTTAAGCCTGTTGAGTTAGTTCGGATTAGTTCTGCCTCATCAACTTGTATTCCAAGTTCTGTTGCAAGTTCAATCCCCTCGCTTAAATATCTGTATGCTTTCAATCCAATTTTTAATTGGTCGCATTGTTTGGTAATACTATCAATCCATGTTTTATGTTTAGATACTAGATTACCTTTTGCAATTCGCCATGCCTCAAATTGTTTGTACTCATCTTTGGTACATGCGATTGCTCTTGAACGACAGTAGCTAGTTCCAATGACATCAAGATAATATTGGTCATTAAAAGTTTTAGCCATTCCTGTATCATTATTATTACTACTAGAATAACTACTACCATTATATCCAAGTGCTTTCATACAAGCCTCAACATGTTTTGTTTTATGTGGGTTGTCTTTGTTTTCTGATTGTTGTGCAAAGATATCTGGGTTGCAATCCATTGCTTTTAAATCTTCTCTAAAATATGCAACTGCAAATTCCTTACCCTCATCATTACTATACTCACTACCATTTAGATTACCAAACAAACCAAAATCAAAATGTGATTTAGTTTCTTTTGTTTCGCCCTCATCATCTAAATCTTCATTGTGTGCAAAGTAAAAACATTTATCTTTTGCAACAACATCACAAGGGTTGCCATACTTCTTTTTAAAGTGTCTTAAAGTTGCAACATCTTCTGGTGGATAAGACCTTTCAACAA